GCGGGCCATGCAAATGTGACATGCCTCGTCATAGCAATTATGAACAAGAACGCCACCGCACACCGAAAAGGCGTGAGTGGCGTTAGCAATCAAACAATAAACCGGTTCGGGTTGTGCTATATCAACCCTTTTTACTTTTGCGCTTTTTCCAGGAAAGTTTCGCGGCGCAAGGCTTTCCACAAGTTTGTTGGCCCTGTCTTCCGTCTGTAAAGAATTGTTCCCCGCATATCGCACATCTGGCTGAAATTTTTCTTGAATCTCTTTCTTTCCACGACTTAATTTGGCACTTGCGCGAACAAAATCTTGAATATGGCAGCCCGTCAAATATTTTACCGCACCCCTCACACTTAACTGGTTTGCGTTTTTGCAGCACATCGGCACAGTGTTTTTTGTATTGTTCCTTGTGCCATTCGATTCCATCGTGGCTTCCGTGCCATTTTGCAGCCCCTCTATGCAAAGAGTCCAGCCATTCGGTATGGTCTGACACTTTAGCGTGGTAAGATGCGTGCCGACTCGATTTAACCAATTCAAGGTTTTCAATATGGTTGTTTGATCTGTCATGGTCCTTGTGGTGGACTGAAAAACCTTTTGGAATATCTCCATTGAAATGTTTCCACACAGCCCTATGCAGTCGTTTTCCGTCTCGCTGGTAATAAAATCCGCAAAGATAGTACTTTTTTCCACTAAACTCTTGGGTTGTTTTGCTGATGACTCTAATTTGCATATTATATCCTCCGATAAATAGTTATCATTGGATATACACATACAACATTCATCATCTTTTTGCAAGTCTTTTGCTTGTATCCAACCACTTTTTTTTGTAAATATTTTATGATCAGGAGTGCATTTAACTGACCTGTTATCAGTAAAATTAATACTCAATATGTCTTCCTGTTTTCTTGTCTTTCTGCAAGAATGGAAATCCACCCAAAAACCACCAGCCGTCAAAACCCTTCCTGTTTTTCCAACAAGGTTTATGATTGGAACTTGCCCAACATCCGTATCAACAAGCGTGTCACCTGTAAAACAATGATCGTGCTGATCGCTATCAATATCCTCAGGGTCATAATCATCCATGCACAGTGACGGAATCGTGGCGATAAAATGCCGGCATGTGTCATATATCTGCATCATCGGCCTTTGTTTTGGATCCTCGGGAATAGATAACCGTTCCCGAAATTGCCGGATCTTTAATTTCCGGCTGGGATCTCCTGGACGCATAAGAATACCGAGCTTTGCGAATTCATGCGCTGTGCTCGGACCTTGACCGCCGCCCTTGTAATCCGGTTTTTTATTCATACAGGTAGGATCACACAAGCGCGTTATTTTCTTGCCCCAGATTCCCAGGTCTTTTTCCCGCTGGACAATACCTTCAGCCATCTTCGAGTCTACAAGGCGTAATCCTTCATTGGCCTGTTCGTCGAATCCGTACCACTCAGCAAACCTGTAAATCCTGCCTTCGCCATCAACCCACCACCAGCCAACAGAAAACGGCGCGCTGTAACCCCAGTCGAATGTCATATACAAAGGCGCTTGGTCTGGGATAGGTATTGGTTTTATGATATGATGAGTGGGTGACAAGAGAAATGCCTGCCCGATATAAACGTCCCAATCTCCATCAAGCCAGGCTCTGCGCAACATAGGATCCCTGATAGACATCAGTTTTCGAACATACTTCGGGTCATTGTCACACAGGATTTTGTTATCTTTAAGGAAAGAGGGGATGTAAACGCGGGATTCTCCAACATCGTTGTAGAGGACGGTGCCGGGTTTTACGTTGAACGCTTGGCCAAGGTGAAAAAATAGTTTGACTTCATTGTGGCCAGGTCCGCCAGGGTTTCCGGTACCGAACATCCGACAGGGGACGCCGTGCGGTGATCGGCATGACCCGGAAAGCTTATCAACCAGCTTGATAAAAAATGGAAATGTTGTACATTCGTCGATGCTAATTTCCGTGAATTCTTCTCCGACAAAATCATCACACATCTCTACGCGCTGAATAGCCGACATGGTGATTTTTCCACCATCGCCAAACCTGATCGTATTGGTCTGCTGATCTCCTCCAATACGCTCGGCAGGCAATCCGGCCCGGATTAATTCATCAAACCTATTCCGGATCTTCGAAAACTCTTTATACTTTCGTCGAACAATCAAGCCGTTCCAAGCAAAATTGTATTTTTCAGCGCCGCGAATCTGGCGCCCAACCAGACACTCGGTTTTACCTCCGCCCCTGGTCCCACCAAAAAAGGTGAAATCAGCGGGACAAACCGCCGCCCTTACTTGCGGCCCGGGTTGCGGTGACCATATTGACATAATTAATACCAGACTAAGGAGTAGGAGTTTTTTCATCTATCGTTACACCCTCGGCATCTTTCACTTGCCGTTCCCGTTTTTCAGAATCTCTCACTTGCTCTTCCCATTCTTCGATAGTTTCAGGTTCCTTCGGAAAATCTGTGATCTTTTTAGTTTTAATCGGACCGCCGCCGGCGCCAGTCACTTCGACATGCTTTAATTTCCTCCAGCGGCCAGGCCTGCGATTGCATAACCATATTTCACATGCCCTGGTGTCCGGAGAAACGTGCTTGATTGTTTTTTTGGTAGGAATATAGGTGTGTATCTTTCGTCGCTCTATGCCGTGAAGCTCTTGCATCGGGTTTGGTTGATAGGCTTTAGGGTCATCAATAAACATTAGTTCACTGGTTGTCTCAGTGTACTGGAAACCTTTGGCCCGTTTCAGGAGTGAGGTTTCGACCTCGCGCGAATCATGCTCATCCTTGCCTGCCTGGACAGCCTCCTTAAATTCTGGGATTTCTTTGAGCCAGTTAGTTATCGTTCGGCGATTAACACTAAAAAGCTTGGCGAGTTTGGCGTTCGTGTATCCGTCGTCGCAACACACGACATATGCCTGGTGAATATACTCTTCTTTGAAATCGGTGGGGCGACCACCTTTGTTTATGTCTGAATCCGATGAGTCCGGCATAGCATTAATGATAATTTAAACTACTAACAAAAATAAAGAATAGATACGGTTAAACCCTGTACAAATACGGTTAAACCTTGTATGGTATGTAAAACGAATAAACTTAGATCTATAAAAATAGGTTAATATGCCAGAAGTTATTGTATGTAATAAGTGTGGGAAAGAGGGGGTACCACACGAATTTGTGAAGCCCTCTAAGATATGTAAGGATTGTTGTCGCACAAGAAGAATGAACGAAAAAGAAAAGGAAGAATATTTTATCAATAAAGAAATAAAGCTCCGCAAAAAAATTAGCAATCTATATAAAAAACCTTACCCAAAATATTCTTTATATGCACACAAACTGACGATTGACGACTCTCCAGTAAGACTTCCTGGTAATATCTTATGGGTAAAATGTGCTTATTGTGGAAGGTATTACATACCGACAATTCACCATGTTAGAAATAGAATCAACGTGCTGTCTGGTATATGCACAGGAGAAAGTCGTTTTTATTGTTCAAAAGGATGTAAGTCAGCGTGTCCGACCTTTAATAGAAAATTTTATCCGGCAGGATTTAAAAAATCTTCTTCAAGAGAAGTTCAGCCAGAGCTAAGACAGCTTAGGCTTAAACTGGACAATTACAGGTGTCAAAAATGCTGGGTAAGCATAGATAATTCTGAATTGCATTGCCACCACATTACAGGAGTCGAACAAAACCCAATTGAATCAGCCGATTTAGACAACACGATAATTCTGTGTAAAAATTGCCATAAGTGGGTTCATTCTCAAAAGGGGTGTAATTATTTTGAGCTAAGATGTTCCCGATCTTCCTGATCTTCCTTGCTTGAACTACAAGCACTACGAAAGAAATCATCAATATTATCAACATAAAAATGATAAATATTATTAAATTTCCAATAGGGCAACCCGGCATTGATGTATTTTATTAAAGTTTGCCTTGTAACAGAGAGGCCAATCGATCTTAAATAGTCAACCAGGTCGCCCAACCCTTTTATGATTTTTATTTTTTCATCATTCACTGGTTTCAAATTATTCTCCTGAGATACCACCAAATAACTTCCACAGCCCCACAAGTTAGGGATAAAGCAAGGGCTGTGAATGGCCCCGTTTCTTCAAAAGCCAAATAAATTAATAGAATTGACGCAAAAAACCTTGTAATCCCCACGAGTTTATACATTTTCACACCCCTGTGATTTCTCACTCACTGGACAACCCCTTGTTGAGTTTGTCGAAGTCCGTATTCCTTAACCACCACAGCATTTGATTCTTGGGTTTCCGTAAGCGATCTTTAGAGATAACCAATATTTTGCCATATAATTCTTCATTCTCGCTAAAGTCTACCTCGATCATAAGATTACCGTTTCCAGGCTCAGGTTCATCAACTTCAGGCTTTTCATCCTGAAGATAATTCCACAGCGTTGACGATCCTATTTTCAGCTTCAAGGCAATAATCTTTTGCTTAACGCCGTCGGCGTGCATGGCCCGGGCAATATTTCTGCGAGCTTCCGCGATTGCCGGCGTTTTTAAATCCGATGTCACCTTTGCAACCGTGGTGCCCTCCGCCGAGCAATATTCTTTCAAGTCCACAATCCCCGCTTTGGCACCCTCTTTAAGGGCTTCGTCGATCTCTTCTATGGTCAAAGATTTAACCTCTCCTGTCACGGCCACAGCCTTTTCTTGCGCCCCTTTTTCCTTGTCTTCTTTAATCTCCGCTTCAATGTCTTTATAGACCCCCCCTATATTCACAGCCTCCTCATTAACGGGCGTTCCAGCCGCTTCTTCAATAGCCATAGTCTCTTCTTGCCCCTCTTTTCCCTTGTTTTCTTTATCGCATTCAGCACATATTTTCCTGTAACCGTCTTTTGCTAAATGGGTCGGATGAAAGTATTGATCCGCTCGCTTGCTTTCTCCGCACTGCTCACACGTTTTATAATAAATCGCCTTCTCTTTCATCTCTCTTTTCTCCTTATCTTTTTTTATGCCCCAATGATCGGGGCGGGATTGTCGTAAAAAGTCCATTGTCGGAAAATGGTTTGCGTCCACAGCATCGGCATATTGCCCAGGAAGAAGACACGTATCACACGGCGGTTGTCTCTTGGACGTAAATTCGTGATCACATCCCCGGCACGGCGGTTTTAAATCATCCGACATTTTTAATTCCCACCAGGCACCGCCGAACCCTCAGCCCGCTCTTTCGCGCCTGGGCGATACGGCGCGTCGAGTCGATCGCATAGCGCGGCAAAATCGCCGGCATGATTGTCTAAATTGTTCGGTATCATAATCATTTTTCCTTTCGTAATATTGTTTATGGTGGGAAAAAACTTATCCACCCTGTTTCGCCTCAACCGGTTCAAAGAATTCTTTTCGGGTTTTAATATAGCCGTCAAGCGCCTCGAAATTTATAACCTGGTCTGGGTCCGCAATCATCATGAAAAGATTATCAAACTTGCAGGCAACGCGGTATTGACCTTCTCTGGTCTCAATGTATTTATCCAGGCTCTTCGCCCTGGCCTGCCAAACGTCACCCTGTGTTTGTAATTCGCTAATTGTAGCGTTTCGCTCCGGTCCAATAATGGTCAGTGAAACAATGCCGTAAAAAAACATAATCGTAATGAAAAGTGCTGCACACGCTACACTAAACACAAACGCTTTGTGTGCAAAAGTCGGTTCATCAATCATCGCTCCCTCCGATCCGGCCCATTCCGCCGGCCATTAATAAAAATACATTGCCGCCGCTCACCCTGGCGCCTATCGTTTTTGTTTTCCGGGTGTCGCTGATCTAAAAACGGCATTACCCGGCCACCGCCTCGCCTCTCAACCTTGCGTCGATTCACTTTTTACCTCCTTCATTAGATCAACAATCGCCTCTAAAATTTCATTGCGATCTTGAGACAGCTTATTCGTTTCAATCCGATAATTTTGCAAGATTTCCATATCATCATGTGACTGATCTCTGCTTTTATCCAGCCCTCGAAATAGTAAAAAACACATACAGAACCAGCCGAAGATTCCGCAGCAAAAACCTAAGCCAAAGCATAACCAGTTCATTTTTCGCCCCCTTCCAATTTCGTAAGGATATTAATAATATATCTCGCCATTGCTCGGCACGATAGCTGCCGATGATATGGCAAGTCGTCAAGTGGCATGTCAAATTTGGGATCTTCCACAGCTATTACCCTGGCCAATGAATCAATTAATTTCT